GACTTCGCTCACTAAACAACAAATGGCTAATGATGTTAAATTAAGACAAGACTACATGAAACAAAGAGATGTTAAGATCTTGAAAGGTCCTAGAAGATAGGATACAAACAATAGAGGAGAAAAACATGGTAAAAATAACAAAAGAAGTAGGATACCCAGAAGGTGGCAAAACATACACTGCTGCTCCTGAAAGCGTTGGAATTGATCCAAGATCAGAGATCATTTCGAACGAGGTAGCTGCTGAATCTAAAATTGACAAAGGAACTAAAGTTGACGTTCAAGGTGAAGGCGCAATTTTAGCTTCTAAAAAAAGAAAAGCTACTTGGTTCTAATATGGCCTGGTTCGGATTAGCAAAACTTGCTTTACAAGCAGGCGGTAAAATTTACGCTAACAGACAAAGAGCAAAGATGGCTATGTCTGATGCACAGCTTTTACATGCCGAAAAACAAGCTCGTGGGGAAGAATCTTACCAGGGCAAACTTTTAGAAGCCCGTCAAAACGACTACAAGGACGAAATCGTACTTGCGATATTAACGCTCCCGATAATTGTGCTCGCTTGGTCGGTGTGGACAGAGGATCCGGCGGCTATGCAGAAGATAGATATTTTCTTTGAGTACTTTTCAAATCTACCAAAATGGTTCACTAATTTGTGGATTTTGGTCGTGGCTAGCGTATTCGGAATAAAAGGAACGCAGATATTCCGTAATGGAGGGAAGAAATAGGTTGCGTTGTATAAACAATTATAATAAGTATTAATATTATGTCTAAAAAAAGCCGAAGAAGAAACAGGAAAATTTTAGGGGCCTTAGCCGCTGGTCTAGGAGCAGCAGCTATGATGAGAGGCAGAAGAAACAAAGCAATTGATGAAGGTATTGCAATAGCAGAAGCCGATAAAGGTTCTGATATGTTAGATGCACCTTACATCGCTAGAACAACAGCACCAAATTTTGATCCTAACTTTTTGTTACCAGGAGCTAAAGACGGTGGCAGAATTGGAGCTAGAAAAGGTGGTCATGTTACTGGAATTGCTAAACGTGGTTTTGGTAGAGCATTAATGAAGGGGAAAAAATAATGAGACAAAATGGTGTAAGAAGCAATGTCAGATTTCCATACGGACGTGGTATGAAAAAAGGTGGCAAAGCTAAAAAACAAGGTTACAAAGATAGAGAAGATGAATCCATTAGCGCAAGACGTGGAAAAGAATCTGGAAAGAAACAATCTTTTAAAGCTAGAAGAGACGAGTCTTATGGCAAATGGGGTAAACGTAAAAGAGGAAAAATAAATAGATAACATGGGTGATATTTCTATCAAAGGTCATGGTATTGAAAGACGTAACACTAGACGTGAAAATCGTCTAGAAGAACTTGGTCGTGTGGATGCTGAAAAAGGCTACACAAGAAAAGGTAAAAGAAATTTAAAAGACGAGAAAAGAAGAATTGTTCGTGAACTCAAAGCCGAGGGCGGCAGAGTTGGAGCGAAAGATGGTAAATGGATTCAGAAAGTTAACAAGTCCATTGAAAAAAGAGGAACTAAAGGTAAATGTACTCCGATTACAAAACCAGGATGTACAGGTAGAGCTAAAGCATTAGCAAAAACCTTTAAGAAAATGGCGAAAGCAAGAAAAGCATCTTAATGAGGTCAGTCTTAATAGACGCATTAGAAAAACAGTACGAAGCAGAGATAGCAGCAGCCGATGCTACTATTAAACTCTTGTTGGAAAATGCAGTGGGGGTTAGTGAACACCTTAATCATCAAAAAGAATTAGATTGCCAATTACATAAAATTGCAACTGCTGAAGAAAAAATTCAAGTATTAAAAGATTACCATATTCCTAAAGTAGAAATATAATGCCTTTCAAGTCAGAAAAACAAAGACGCTACTTATGGAAGAACGAGCCTAAGATCGCTCGCGAATGGACAAAGGCTTATGGAAGTAAGCCCGTAGGAAAGAAGAAAAAGAAAACAAAAAGGAGGAAGAAATAATGGAAGAGTTAGATTTAGTCCAAAAGTTAAGACGTATTATAAAAATGCGTCATGATGATGTTGTGGCTGCCATGGTTTCAGGCAGTATTGACAATATGGAAAAATATCAATATATGTTAGGACAGATACGAACGTATCAGTATCTAAGTCAGGAAATATCCAGCCTGCTAGAAAAAAAGGAGCAAAAAGATGACGGAACAGTTATTAGCATCAAAGGGAAAACCAAAGATTGAGTTACCCGATAAAACATTAGTAGGAGTCAAGCCTACTAAAAAACCTGAAAAAGATTTAACATCCGAACACGCTAAATTGCCCATACCGACTGGTTGGAGAATTTTAGTTTTACCTTTCAAAATGAAAGAGAAAACTAAAGGAGGAATTCTTATAACTGATGATGTGGTAGAACGTGCTCAAGTGGCATCGACTTGTGGATTAGTTTTATCATTAGGACCGGATTGTTATAAAGATAAAGAAAGATACCCTAAAGGACCTTGGTGTAAAAAAGGGAGCTGGGTTATTTTTGCTAGATATGCCGGATCTAGAATGAAGATAGATGGGGGTGAGGTAAGACTTTTAAATGATGACGAAGTCTTAGCGACCGTGGAAAACCCTGAAGATATATTCCACGAATTTTAACCATAGGAGAAACTATGCCAGACGTAGAAAAAACAAATACTGATCTAGTTGATGTAGGCGAAAAAGAAGGCGCTGAAATTGATTTAGGTAAGAAAGAAGGAGGAGAAGTAAAAGATGAAAAAACTACTCAAGACAGTAATCAGTCCGGTGACACATCTACGAAATTGGATGAGTCAGTGGATGTTCGAGATAGTAAGGACAATAAAGAACCAGAAAAACAGGAAGAAGTAAAAGAAGCCAAGGAAGAACCAAAACAAGATACAGAACAACAGAAAGAAATGGATGAGTATGGCGAAGGCGTGAAGAAACGTATCGCTAAACTTACTAGAAAAATGCGTGAAGCAGAACGTCAACGTGAGGAAGCCGTTCAATATGCTCAACGTGTTATGGTAGAAAGAGACAGCTTAGTTAAACGTGGGTCTGCTATGGATAGAGACTACACAGCAGAAATGGAAGGAAGAATAAAATCTTCTCTTGCAGCTGCTCAAGCTAAACTGGCTGCTTCTAGAGAAGCTGATGATAAGAAAGCCGAAGTAGAGGCTTTAACAGCTATTTCCCAATTAGGTTATGAGCAAGGGAAATTGGCTGAAATCAAAAGCAGACAGAAAATAGAAGAAACAGCCGATAAGACTAAACCTGCAACTCAACCATTTAATCAACAACAATCTGCTCCACCAGATCCAAAAGCAGAGGATTGGGCGGAGAAAAACGAGTGGTTTGGTAAAGATAATGCTATGACTTATACTGCATTTGATTTACACCGAAAACTTACTGAAGAAGAAGGATATGATCCTAAATCGGATTCATATTACCAGGAAATTGATAAAAGAATAAGACTTGAATTTCCCCACAAATTTGGTAATAATAAGGGAGACAAACCGGTTAGCAAACCTACACAAAACGTTGCCTCTGCAACGCGTAGTACAAGGGCTGGCCGCAAAACTGTAAAACTCACACCGTCACAGGTAGCAATAGCTAAAAAGTTACGGGTGCCACTAGAAGAGTATGCAAGACAATTACAACTCACGAAGGAGGAATAGCATATGAAAAAAGAAACAAATAAGTCTTCCCGTGCGAGCCAAACAAGAGAAAAAACACAACGTAAAGTAGTTTGGACTCCACCATCGTACTTAGATACACCCAACGCACCAACTGGATTCAGACACAGATGGGTCAGGGCAGAAATCTTAGGGTACGTCGACACGAAAAACATACAAGGACGCTTAAGAACCGGGTATGAATTAGTAAGAGCCGACGAATATCCAGAAGATGACTACCCAGCAATTCAAGATGGTAAATATGCCGGGGTGATCGGGCACGGAGGCCTTGTGCTAACAAGGGTACCGGAGGAAGTCGCGCAAGCAAGAGCTGACTATTTCAAAAAGTTAGGAATGGAACAGATCGAAGCCGTTGATAACGATTTACTGAAGGAACAGCATAAGAGTATGCCTATCAATATTGATAGACAGTCTCGTACAACCTTCGGTGGTACAAAGAAGTAGAGTTTTACTTCTCGGGATAACAACTCCCTACCAACGAATTTTTATTAACCGTGAATTACGAAAGTAATTTGCAAAAGGAGAACTAACATGGCAAACCAAGACGCACCATTTGGCTTTAAAGCTACTGGCGGCATGGGATCTAGCTATGAAACACAAGGTACATCGAAGTATCAAATCAATGACAATTGGACTAACGCCATATTTCAAGGCGATCTACTTGGCATGGGTGATGGCTCAGCGACAGACAGAGCAGGAACAGCATCCGTAGCAGGATTTGTTTTTGGCTCAATCGCGGCTACTACGATTAACCTTGGTGTTTTCAATGGCTGTTATTACATTGACCCAACCACTGCTAAGCCTACATGGAAAGCCTATTATCCAGGCGCTGTAAATATCACGACTGGAAAAATAGACGCGTTTGTGTTTGATAACCCTCAACAATTATATGAGGTTCAAACCGCTGGTACTCTGACTCAAGCCTCTTGCGGAAAATTGGCTGATCAGAATACATATGCTGCAGGTTCAACACTTAGTGGACTTTCTGCTATGGAGCTATCTGGCACTGCTGCCACATCAACAGCTCAATGGAGAATAATCCGTCTATCTGAAGACCCAGATAACAGCGACACAGGTTCTGCTAACAGTAACTGGATTGTAAGATTGAATGAATCAATCTACTACAACCTAGGGACGTTAACATAATAGGAGCATAGACAATGGCAATATCACGTAATCAGCTAGTTAAAGAACTAGAACCAGGTCTAAATGCACTATTTGGACTTGAGTACAAACAATACGAAAATCAGTCGGCGGAAATATACGTCACTGAATCATCTGACCGTGCTTTTGAAGAAGAAGTAATGTTGTCAGGTTTCGCAAACGCACAAGTTAAACCAGAAGGACAAGGGGTAACTTATGACGATGCGCAAGAAACTTTCACAGCAAGATATACGAACGAGACAATTGCTCTCGCTTTCGCAATCACTGAGGAAGCTATTGAAGATAACCTGTATGACAGACTTGCTTCTAGATACACAAAAGCATTAGCAAGATCGATGGCAAACACTAAACAAGTGAAAGCTGCTGTCCCTTTGAATCAAGGATTACCTACAACAGATAATTTTGATTCTGGAGACGCTGTTTCATTATTTAGCACTGCGCACCCAACGATAGCAGGGAATGTTGCAAACACTCTCGCTACTCAAGCAGACTTAAACGAAACTTCATTAGAGCAAGCGTTAATTGATATCGCTGCAATGACTGATGAAAGAGGTTTAAAAATTGCTGCAAAAGGTGTGAAGATGATTGTTCCATCTGCTAATCAGTTTACTGCTGAAAGATTGATGAAATCTGAAGGTAGAACTGCAACGGCTGATAATGATATCAACGCAGTTAGATCAATGGGTATGATTCCTCAAGGTTATAGAGTGAATAACTACCTAACTGATTCTGACTCTTGGTACATAATCACAGATGTGCCTAATGGTATGAAGCATTTCGATAGATCCCCATTAACGACTAAAATGGAAGGAGATTTCGATACTGGCAACGTTAGATACAAAGCTAGAGAAAGATACGTTTTTGGCGTATCAGACCCTAGAGGTATCTTCGGTGTTGAAGGTGCCTTCTTTC